TCTCAACTTAGACCCCCCAGAACCAGAACATATAGAAGACGAAGAATTAAATCGTGAATTAAATGAACTAAATGAACCAAATGAACCAAACAACAACAACAACAACGAGAACGTAGTAGTACCAAACAACAACAACAACAACAACGAGAACGTAGTAGTACCAAACAACAACAACAACAACAACGAGAACGTAGTAGTACCAAACAACAACAACAACAACAACGAGAACGTAGTAGGACAAGGAGGAAAAAATAAAAAATCCAAGAAAACAAATAAAGTAAGAAAACATAGAGGTATCGTCCAAACAGGAGGTAGTGCAGGAAGATTAAGAAAAGGATACAAATATACAGGAAGAAGATTAAAGAATGGACAAGCAGAAATTAAAAAAGTTAAACAAACCAGAAAATAAGTCCCTTTAAATAAACATAATTAATTTTTAATATAAAGAGAATCAACAGTTACCATATCTCTAATAATTTTGTCTTCAATTTTAGAGCATTTAGACATTAATTCTAATTTACCAAGAAATTCAGCCATAACTTGTAAATCGTTAATGATGTTATTAATTTTAATCATATCTTTAATGAAATTACCTTCAAAATTACCATAATAAATTTCACCAAAATGTTTACCAGATGCCCAAGACATTGATGGTATAATCATATTAAAATTCAAATCCCAATCAGTTTCTAAACTAATATTATATTTTCCTTCAGCATTTTCCATAATATCTTTAATCTGTATTGATTTATCAATAGTATTTCGTAATTTTGAACTAATATTAAGAGTAGTATGTGTAGAAGTACAATTTTCATCATCAAGTGGTTTTGTATCAATAAATAAAGATGCGATCGCAATAATTTCAAATATATCAAGTTCATCAAAAATTCCATTAACAATTAATTCAGTTAAAAGAATTTCATTACATTCATTAATTTGACTTCCAATAATACCTTTTTGTGTAATATGTTTAGCACCAATTTCATCAGGATTAATTGTATCTAAAATATCTCCAAAATTAATATATCCATATTCTTGTAAAAAGCGTAAAACTTTAATCAATTCATAATAAATAATAGTATTATTATGTTCAAAATCCCTTTGAAGTTTTCTGTATGCGGCTTTAATATCATAATTTCCAAGATACTTTTGATATTCTTTAATAAATCCTGATTTTTTTTTAAATGCCTTAATTTTCTTTTGATTAGTTTTAATTGCTTTCTTACTCATTTTAACAGTAAATCCGCCAAAAGAGATTCTTTCTTGAGGATGTAGTAAATAATAATATTCATCAAATTGTTCATCTGTATATTGTAATTCAGGTATTTTATCAACAGTTTCTTTTAAATTTTCAAGTTCTCTTTGAAGATAATATTTTCGTTGAATGTATTCTCTATTTAATAGAGTATTTTCAATAAATCCACTAATTTTAGAACTTTCCGTTAAAATAACTTTCAATAGAAACTGATAATTAAGATCAAATTTAGAAGTAATAACTTGTGATTTTCCTGTCATCATTGTTTTAAGAGATTCACCGGGTGGGACATAATCTCTTCGCCACATATTAGGTAAGATAATAACATCTCCAAATTTATCTAAACCGCGTCTTCCTGCTCTACCACTCATTTGTAAATATTCATGAGTATGCATCATTCGTAATCCAGATTCAGAAGAGTATTTACATAAATCAGTAAAAATAACAGTTTTAGTTGGCATATTAACACCAACTGCGAAAGTTTCAGTAGCAAATAGAACTTTAATTAATCCTTTTGAAAATAATATTTCAATAATTTCTTTTAATACAGGAATTAAACCAGAATGATGAATAGCAACACCTTTCATTAACATATCTTGCATTTCAAGAAGTTGAGGTGAATTAATATAAATAGAAGGTTCTTCAAGTCTATGAAGTTGTTTTGAAATTGTATTTTTAACTTCAGCTTGTTGTTGAGAATCATTTAAAGAATGTTCAACATATTTAGCATATCTTAAACATTTTTTTCTTGAAAATACAAAAAATAAACAAGGAAGTCTTCCCTTTAAACTAAGTTCATTAAGCAAAGTATTAATAAGATAAGATTCTGCGGTTCTATTATAATTTTTGTAACAATCATTCATAAGATTTCTAATCTCTTCATAGGCATTATTAAAATAATTACCTTTATCATCTACAACTAAAGTCATTTGATTAGAATAATCTCTAATTCGTTGTAAATATTTTTGATCGTATTTTTTTCCTCTTTTATCTGTTTTATTTTTAGGCATCTTAGCAAGAACATAAAAATAATGTTTAAGTGGAACAACACGATGAGATGTAGGGATTAAATTCATTGGTTTTTGTTTAACATTTTCAACCCATTGGGCAAAATCTTCTGCCCGATCAATTGTAGCAGATAACATAACCAAATTAATTTTAGAAGGTAATAAAATAATACATTCTTCCCAAACTTTACCTCTATCTTTATCATTAATATAATGAACTTCATCAAAAATAACAGCATGAACATCATTATAAATATCAATGTCAATTGTTAAAGTTTTTTCAAGAATTTCATTATTAGTATTCTTTTTATATAAAAGATTCCGTAAAATTTCTGTTGTCATAATAACACAATCAGCATCAGGATTAAATTTAATATCTCCTGTTAAAATTCCGACTGACATTTTATCTGCAAATTTTTTAGTAAATTCAAAAAATTTTTGATTAGATAAAGATTTAATAGGCGAAGTATAAATTGCCTTTTTACCTAATCTAATACTTTCTAATATGGCATGTTCGGCCATTATGCTCTTGCCTGAGCCAGTGTGCGCTGTAACCAATACATTTTCATTTTTAGAAGTTCTAAAACAAGCTTGTTTTTGAAAATTATCTAATTCAAATGGATAAGGTTCACAAATTTTTTTAAGTAATTCAATATCTTCTGTCTCAGTAAGAGACTCTTCAATTTTTTTAATAAGTATATTAACCATTTTAAAAACGTTAAATTTAACTATGATTATCTGAATTCAATTTTAATTAGTATGTATTATTAATATAAAGTGTAATTATATTCCAGTCCCATTCTTTATTATATTTTAAATTTTAAGCAAATACAATATAAAAGATCATTATTTAAAATTTTCTTCTATTTCGTTTGTTTTTCTTCTTCTTTTGAACGGTTTCCCAACCACCGCCATCTTGTTCAGAAATAATATTATATCCACCTTTAACTCCAGTATAACAATTAATCTGTTCTGTATCATCATTCCAACGACACGTTTTAGTATCTTCTTCAATAAGTTCCAAAGCTTGATTTTCAATTGTATAAGAGTTATTAGTTCTACGCCATTCGTTTGCCCATCCAGTTGGAATTTCAATTGTTTGCCAGACGTATAAAACATCAACATAAACTTTTGTGTTTTTCCCAACATTAAAAGATAGTTCTTGTGCGGACCATTTGTTCTTGGCCTCTTTTAACTTGCGACAAGACAAAAATGGCTTAAGAATTTTATTCCTAGTTTGTCCACCTGGATAAAATCCATTAGAATCACATATAGGTGCTCTCATTACTAATAAACATTTAAGCCATTCGTTTCCACATTCGGGATGATTTTTTCTATAATCTTTTGCGATTTGATGAATATTCGCACGATAGTTAGGAGTTGTATGATAACAACCATGTAACATGTTTAATCCATCAACAACAAAATCATATATCGAAGACTTATCAACAATTTGTTTGGAAGAACATGCGTTAAAAGTTTCTTTAATAAAAGAATTTTTTAACGAGTTATCAGTAATTGTTTCACGCGTGGTGGTTAAAGAAGTATAACTTTTAGTTTGATATCCAAAAATTTCCTTCTTTCCAATGTTTTCCTGTGACACTAATTTATGATGAGTTGAACATTCACACTTTGCCTTTTGTTGAAATAGGTTCTTAAATTCATCATCAATATCTTTTGGATTAATATATGAATTATCTCCGTATCGTTTTGATTCAGGCAAAATCTTATCTCCATTCTTTCCAATAACGATAGGGTCATATTGAAAAAGAGAAACTGGAATAAGGTTCATATTATTGAACATTATATTCAATTCAGTTTGGCGTTCTTCTAGAATAGTCTTAGGGATATATCTTGTCTCATAGAGTCCATTAATATATTTCTGCTTTCTTTCACGAGTATAAATCGGGATATTATTCTTGATAGCAATCCAAGATGCCACAAAATCATCCTGTTCAGTATAACCGTGTAAAGCACTGATTTGTAAATCAGGAGTGGCTACACTTTCAGTAAGTCCACATTTTCCATTTCTTCCAACGTGTAATTTTTGTTTTCCAGTAATCTGGATAAGAGGGTGTACTTCATATTGCGATTTCATTTTGTAAATGAATAGGGTTTAACTGTTGTTAATCTATAAAATCTGTAATAGAACCTAATATATTCGATTTTAATTTTTTTTTATCTTATTTAACACGAAAAATAGAAATTTAATGCGATTCACATATGTATGTTTATCTTTTACATGATTAATTAATTCATAATATTGTTTATCATCTAAATTTTGAATATAATTGAATGATTTATTAAGTAATTTATATGGATCTTCTTCAAAACAAACTTTTCCATTAAATAAATTATAAACTTCAATACTATTTGTGATACAATATCCTCCATATGAAATATTTTTAAATGCTCTACATGGTATATATCCACAATTTCTTTGCCATTCTCCAACAATAGTTGGAGCATATTTAGATTTTTGAATTAATTCAATATTTTTTGACATAGAAACACCTTTAATAGACTGAAATAATATTTGTTTATCCAAACATGCTTTTTTATATTTATAAATTTCAGATATATTTCCATATTGTCCTCCCCAAACAGAACCTACAAAAATAGCGTTATTTTTTTTCTCTTTTATTTTAACAGTATTAATAATATGTTGAATTTCATTTGGCAATAAATCTGTTGCCCATGGCATCCAACATTTTTTACGAACTAAATTATAATATTTACATTTCTCATATTGATTAATATTTTCTTTTAATGGAACTTTATTAGTATAAACTTGTATAGATAATACATTATCTAGATTCTTATATTTATCAACTTTACAATTATGTATAATATAAGAATTCTTATTATCTAAAGGAATATATTTGTCAACTTGTCCTTCTGTTAAAAATAATGAAGGAAGTGTATTATCAATTAATTCTAAAGATAATTTACTATCATTTACCCACAAAGTATTATACTCTAAATATTTAAATGCTCTGTCAAAAGCATAATGTATCCAATAATGAGTATGACCTGGAGATTTATGACCCCAAATAATTACTTGTTTTATATCCATTATTATATAATATAGAATAAATATCTTTATACAATTATACGTCTAGATATATAATCTGTTATAATATGACATAAATTTGCTGGTAATTTTTTATGTAAATGTGTATAAATAATACGATAAGTATCAATATCAATAGGCATAATACGACGAGGTGGAATATAAATAGTATTAATTGATTGATATTCATTTGAACTAGATGATTCTTCATCAATATAAGATATTAATTCATTTTCTGATAATAATGAATTATCTGAATCTTCTTCCCCAATATAATTTTCCAAAAAAGTTGAATAATCTTTATCCTGAAAATTCCGAATAGTTTTAGACTTATTCATAGTTTTATATATACTTATATTTTATTATATCTTTAAAATTAAATTTTAACTTATATTTAAAGTATATATGAAACCATATCCTATTGAAAATCTTACAGAAAATTTTAAAAAAATTAAAATTTGTAATAATAAATCAGTCGTTTTTCATAGAAGTGGAGGAAGAAAACAATTTAAATTATATACTAAAATAAGAATTGGTACAGATATCATTGTTTCACCAATTAATACAATAACAGAGATTCAATTTGATAGTAAAAAGAAATATTGTAAATATATTATATTAGTTAATATTTCACAAGATGTCGCAACAATTATAAATAAATATCTTCAAAATTGTTGTGATATTTGTAATAAACATGATTCTTTTTATACTGCTAATATAGGGCAAGCTACATTATATTTATGTCAAAGATGTTTACTTCAAAATATATTTCGATTAACTAATATTTAAAATATAGTATATAAATATATTATAAATGGAAAAAACTATAAAAAAATCTGAACCTAAAAAAATTCAATATATTTGTAATAAATGTAATAAAAATACTCATATTTTAGTTAAAAATATTAATGATGTTAATTATATTAAATGTATTCATTGTAATAGTAAAATTTTACATAAAATTCGTACTAAAATACCATCTGAATATCGTTGTAGATAAAAAATATTTTATATATTTGAAGAATTAATTTTACAAATAGCATTAATATATGCATATGCGCTCGCCATAATAATATCTGTATGAGTACTATATCCTGAAAATAATATATTATCATTACTTATTTTAACAGATACTCTACCTAAAGCATCAAAACCAGATGTTATTGAATCTACTTTATATGTTTTTAATTTTGTAGATATACCTATAATATGACTAATACAATTATAGATTGCTTCAATAGGACCATTTCCTGATGATTTTCTTGAAATACATCTATGTTCTTTATTTATCATTGATATATGAACTTCTGATTTAGATTCATGACTAGAACTTATTTTAATTGAAATAATTTTCCATTCATTTTCTTTACATAAAGTTTTATTAACTATAACCGCATGTATATCATCATCTTTTATCTTTTTTTTTACATCTGCTAAATCTTTTATCTTTTTTACTACTATTTTTATATCTTTATCGGTCATATCAGTATAACCTAATTGAATTATTCGTTCTTTAAAAGCATGTTTTCCAGAATGTTTTCCTAAAACAATTGAATTATTTTGTAATCCAACAGATTGTGGTTTCATTATTTCATATGTTAATTGATTTTGAAGAACACCGTGTTGATGAATACCTGCTTCATGAGCGAATGCGTTAATACCAACAATTGCCTTATTTGGTTGAACAACCATACCAGTTAAAGAACTGACCATTCTACTAGTTTTCATTATTTCAATTGTATTAATTG